GAGTGACGCTGGGGGTAGGAGAGGGAGAAAACGCAGGGTTAACAGAATCACAAATATGAACTCTGGTGTTGTTAGCAACGTCTTCTGGTAATTCTTTCTGTAAAAAAACTTTAACATAAGACTTAGGTCCAAAATAAACAGGCCCTACCACCTCTGTTACCCTGTTAAAGAATGTCCTTGACCCTATTTTATAATTAATACATTGATTAGTTTTAAATATAGTATCTCCGTTACTTAAATTAGAATGGGGAGAAGCTAAGTCATTATAATTAAAAATTAGATATCTCAGTTCTTTAGAGCAGGCGATAGCCAAATCTTGATAAGAGTCATCTGAATTGTAAGTACAAGAACATACAGAGGTATCATCCCTTCCGGGGCTAGACGTAGGAGACGGAGTTGGAGAAGGTTGGACCAGCTGAGCAGTTGATTCAGCAGTCGTAACTGATGCATAATTAGGGGTAGCAACGATATTCGTGCCCGTAGAAGAAGCTGATAATATTTCAGTAGCTTCTAAAATTATTTTCTGGTCGTCAGTGTCTTTTTTGTAATATTGTACAGCGTTAGATAACTTCCTTGACGTCCCGATAACAAATGTTTCTCCAGCGGGTATAGTAATCTCTTTAAGTATAGCACTTACCGAGCTAGAGTCATGAGAAAGAAATACGGTAAGGGTTTCGGAAGCAGAATCAGAAGTGTTGCAAAAATGTACAAAATTGATAATATACCGAGTACTTGCAGGAGCCTGCAATACGGTAGTTATCGAAGTACCAATGTTTGCATTGCTAATCATCTAACTAGACACCTTGAAATACCGTTGGGTAACCAGACACAGGAGGATAACTTGAGGAAGTGTAATTTCCGGTATTAGGCACGCCTTTGTAATAAGCTCCTAACGTGTAAGGAGCTCCAGTTGTTACGTGGTAATGATAACCTCTGCCTGACTGAGTATGTCCGTGGTATTGATCTAAACTTGCATCACTAATATAAACCCCAGTTTCGTCTCTGGGTCCATATATTGGATGACCGTCAAAAGCGTAGCCAACGATTGGAGAATGTTCTCCGGACACGTCAATGTAAGTGCACTTTGGGTCTTTACGATAGTTGTATTTTCCATTGCCAGAGACTACGTAACCATTACAGTCGTCAGTAAATTCACTATTGTTTATGTCTACACCTGAGCTACTATAAGTATTATAGATTGGGATGCCGTTTAAGGCTACACCAATAGCTTCCATAGGTACTCTGCTGTTAGCTCCGCTAGAAGGTAAGCTCGGTACGGTAGGGATCTGCCAAGAATACGATTGACCAGAAATGGAGACGCCACTAATGTCTGCATTTGGATAACTCGTCCAGCCTCTTACGTTATTGGATGTGCAATGAGAAACGGACCCCGTAGCCGTAACCACAGTATAAGCTCCGTCAGTTGTGACTGCAGCCTCTTTATTCCAATTTGGATAAGGAGTAAAAGAGGGGTGACTCACGCTCCCTGCAGCACCGCTACAGCCCTGTAAAAGGGACATGGGCGCGCCATACCCACTATATATAGGAGAATGATAATAAAGCAAGCCCGGGGTATTTTCATCAGTAGTTAGAACTAGTATCTCAGAGCCGGTTAGCGAGCTAGCCCCAGAGACATTAACTCCAGAAGTCAAGGTCTGACCACCATCTATTATTCCATTTTGAGAGCCTGTCGCTATCCTGAAAGGTAAAATTCCAGACACGCAAGAGGTGGAATGACCCGTGTTCGTGTTAGTAAAAACGTACTGTTTGTTTCTACCTAAATTCAGATTATCCTGAAAAACTCCATCCACGATAAACGCTGTCGAATTATTTTTAACCCCAGCAGTTACCGTTATGTTCGTGGTCGGGTGACAACTGTGCGTTGCGGCAGTATAAGAATATACGCCAGTATAATCTTGAGAAATTGCAGTAGAAGCAAACGAGCTTGGCGTTTTAACTAAAAATTTACTTCTAACTAGCTCGTTGGCTTCCACCTCTAGATAAGGGTAGGTTTCAGAAGGGCTTGTTTTGATCTCGTTAGAATGATCCTCCCAGAACGTTTTATAAAAAGATTGATAACCGTGATCGTATTTTACCACCTTGTCGTAAGCGTCTTTACTACCGCTTACTGTAAGGTCAAACCCATAAGGTTGTTTCGAGTTTAAATCCGCGACCAAAGAGTCTATTGAGGCTTCATTAAGGTAGGACTCTTTTTTGCCTCCGTAAAAATTTGCTTGATACTTTATATAACCATTGTCTTCGGATTTTTGAGTAAAACCAACTCTCTCTAAACTTTTAAGAGACGCGATCTTAACAAAAAATCTAGGGGTAGAATCTAGACTTCTATTATGAGAATTTTGATTAAAATACAGCCTAGTTTTAACTTTGAAATTTCTATTTATTTTATTGTAATATTTCATAGGGTTCCTTAATAGCTGCTGCTACTGCTAGAACTACTACTAGAAGCGCTACTAGAAGTACTAACGCTAGTGCTAGAAGTTGTTGAGCTCGTAGCCGAGCTACTTACGTGACCGTCGCTTAAATCGTTTGAGTAATTAAAATTTTGCCCCGTTGGGTTTGCCGATTTTTCTAAATCGTGATCTTTTACTAATTTATTATTAGAGGAATCAAAATAACCTTGAGCGCTTTTCAAAATCATGTTAGAGAAACGAACGTGTTTTTTGCTTTCGTATTTACAACCAGAAGCTATTAATGTCTTATTTAATTTTTTATAGAAGACTGATTCCGCTTTCTTTTGGGCTCGCTGATAAGCCTCTTCGTAGCCTCTAGAATCCTCTCCCACCGCTTGCACTTCCAAAGACATGGATATCCCCAAGTCTTGATTTACAGGCTCTATAACTAAGTCTCCGTTAAAGCCTACGTATTGACCATTGTAAGACCAAGTGTCTAAAGAGAACCAAGCGCCACTAGGAACGACCCCATCCCAACTTGCATTTGAAATTGAGGCAGTGTCGTTATTATTGTAATAAGAAAATAGAGTCCCAGCGGGAGTATTCGTTTCGGTATAATCGTAACTAGTCGTATCGGATTCGTTAGCTGAATAGTATTTGTATTGCCCCGCTCCACTTAGATAAGACCCACTAGGGATAACGTAGTCTTCAGAAGTTATATATTTTATAGAGACATCACTAGTTAGCCCACCGCTTAGGCCTTGACCAGTAGTAACCGAAGTGTTCCCTAAGTAGTTTACTCCGGTGGAAGTACTATAGACTCCAGAAGTACTTTTTTCTACATGAGGAGAAATATATACTATTTTATCTGAAGATTTATTATAAATTTTAGTTGTTGATCCGGTCAAAAATGATCCGGTCTTAACGATCAAAATATCATTAATAAAATCAACGTCTTTACTCGTTTTCAACTTAACGGGGTAATTATAAGGGCCGAACCTTTTGCTTTCTTTATAGGGGATAGCGACCCTTTCTCCAGATGAGTTTTCTTCAGTAAAAATGAAAACTTTCTTAGCCCCTAATAATTTATCTATCTCTTTACGAATTATTTTTCTGGCGTGCTCGTACCTACCAGTGGTTTTCATGGGGATAGACTTTAAGTTGCTTATAATTTTTCCAAAGCATTTGACTATCGAAAAGGTCTTTTTACACACCGCTTCATAATAGACCTTGAAGGCGTTTGGCACGTATTTAATGCTTAGCTCGTGATTGATATTCTTCTTAAAGAATACTGCATTTTTCTCTTTGTCAAAATCGTAGTCTAAGTTCTCATGGTCTTTATCTACGAAAGAATGAGCTTCGATAGATCCGTCTTCATATACTTTTACCGATTTCCCACCGGGATAACCAATTTCGGTATATTTACGTCTATTTTTGTACTCCCCTGCATGATCTGGAACGCTGTATTTCATTTGTTAAAGCCCTATTATTCTTAATATTTTACACATAATACAAGTGACTACTCCAAAATAAAAAAAAACTCGGGGCCGAGGCCCCGAGCTTGAATTTTAGATTTGATTATATTACATAACCAAGCCAGCGACTGCTCTTGCGTCGATGCAGACACGACCCTCTTCCATAGCACCGTAGAAGCCAACTTTGTCGGCTCTTTGGGTGAATTGGTCATCGGGAAGTGCGGTGAACGTAGCACCATTATCAGCGTTCTGTGCAACAGGACGGATAAATGCTTCTTTGGACATATCAACACCAACGAGAATCTCGTCAGCAGCTGTACCAAAGTTCGTGCTTTGAGCACCGATTACAGTTGAGCCTGTATGAGCGATACCGTTCTGAACGAACGATCCGAATAGAGTATTGTATTTCTTAGAAATACCCAACTCGACAAGATCATGGATGGAAACACCATAGATCTCACTCATTCCAGCACCACGCCATACGTCTTCACGAACACCGTCCGGAAGACCCATAACACCAACGGAGGTATTAACGGTATTCAGAGGGTTGTAAGCGAAACCACGGATCTGCTCAAGGACCTCAGGGCTTACGAACATGTCGGTAAGACCAAAGGAATCTGAAGGATCAGAAGTGCCGTTAGCGAAAGAAGCGCTAATTCTCTTCATATGCGTCATCAAACGACTGATGTCAGCAACAGAGAAAAGGCTCTCAGTGTTAGTAGCCAGAATATGACCGTTGTTAGCTGCTCCAGAGTTAGTCGAGCTAGAGTTAGCGAGAGCCTTTAAGATAACGGCCCAAGCATTACGCTCTTGCTTGATTAGAACTTCTTGAGCCATACGCTCGAGAGCTTTGCTTACGACGTCCAAACGAGACTTGCGAGCATATTTCTTAAGTAAAGAAACAGCAGCATCGAGTCTGTAAGTAGAGATTTTAAGCTCTTTAACGCCTTCGGTCAGTGAGGTCGGTAAACCTCCAGCCATACTTTGAGACCACACGGTAACGTGCCCGGCCCCTTGATCGTAATACAAGTCTAATGGATAGCTTGGATTGTCGTCCTCGTCAAAAAGGACGTCTGTGTAGATTGCGCCAGCGGTAGCTGATTGCTTGATAACCTTCTGGATAACTGGGCCGATAAAAGCGGCAAAAGCTTCTTGAGCTTCTCTCGCTACGGTCGCATCCTTGGAACCAAGTGCTTTCACCAACTCAACCTGTTCAGGAGTATTTTTTAATTTTAATTTCATTATATTAATTCCTATAGTTAAGTATTAAAGGTCGATATTGACGTCCAGATGAAGCAGAACTTCACCATTAGCGCCAGTAGTTCCTAAGAACCTACCGATCTTCTTCTTTGTTCCACCAGAGGTGGCAGTGATCCCGCCGTCAGCTGAGCCGGTTCCACAGTAGGCTAATCCGCCTTCTGTGACAGTTCCATCTACACCAGATACGAGCACAAGGCCCTTGGTAAGAATGGGTACTGCTTGACCGCTAACTGTAGTCTGCATTTCGGCAGCCTTACGTGGGTTATAAATCAGCTTTTCGCCGTTTTCGTCAGTTTCTGCTACATCGTAAAGGAGCATTCCGAGAGGATTATTGCCCGAGCCAGCGAGTTCAACTCTAGCATTAACAGCGTAGCGATCGCTCACCACGTTGTTTAATGTAAAGCCAACCATACTGTTCGCCTGATCCAATTCCTGAGAGGCATTCCACCCAGCACTGGATTTAATCTTCACCAAAGCACCCTTAGTGATAGCCGTCCCGGCGTAATCAAACGCAAAAAGGTTGATTACATCGTGTTCGTCATAGTCTCTAAATGGTAATAATTTAGCCATAATATTTTTTCCTTAATAATTTATATTAAATTTTATCGGTTTTTGAATTCAAATCCGTCCATATCGAACGCGGCCTTATACTTATCGTACACGGTTGGTTCATTGGCAGCAGTGCTAACGGGCACCTCGGCTTTGATTCCTGTTTCTTGTAAAACTTCTTCTACGGCTTCTTCAGCAGTAGCTTCAGCTTGTTGTCCTTCTCCCTCTTCAGTAGAAGCTTTCACTCTACTTTCGAGTTCGTCGGAAATTTTTTCAGCTTTTTCGGTAGCGATAGCCTTACGATTCTTTACAGAAAGTAATACGGCCATTTTCTTCGAATAAGCTTCAAAATCTTCTTCGTTCATCTCTTTAATGTCTGAAGCGATAACTTCACGATCTTCATCGTTCAATTCATACTCTTCGTCCATCGCGGACATGTGATTATTGAAAGCCTCCTGATGCTCTTTCTCAAGCTTCTCAGCTTTAAGGGTTTCGAGCTCAGCTTGTACAGCCTCCATAGTTGTTTTTAGTTTTTCATGATCTTTAGAAAGGGTCTCGTGCTTCTCTACGGTTTCCTTAAGAGTTGATTCAACTTCCTGCTTTTCAGCAGTAAATTGCTCAGAGGCTTGCTCGAGCTCTTTCTGGATGAAATCCGATACAGCAGAAGCCGACACCTCTTTCAGATTCTCATCTGTAATGTCATTAATGCTATTTATTTTCATGATTTTATCTTTCGATATGTACTTATTTTTTACATTCATTTCCTTTTCTTGTGAAATGCTTTCGGTTTCTGATTCTACGGGAATTTCATCCTCTTCCACAAGACTCTTGGCTCCTGTTCCTTTGGTGACGATTCCTTTTACTTCAGCGGCAGGAGTTTCCGTAAGACCGACACCTAAAGGAATGATATTCCCGATAACATGTCTATATACGAATTTTCCGTCCTCAGTTAAGCCGTCTCCACCAAAGCTTCTTAAATTCTCTTCTAATTCCGCCACAATCTTCTGATCCGTGACGAACTCTCCGTCTTCGATGTTCTTATCGTCAGAGTTCATTAATACTAATTCATACTCAGAAAAGCCTAACTCCCAACTAGCAGACACTTTAAGATAGTTTTCACTAGTAGGATCGCTAGAGTCTTCAATTAAGTCGGCAACGTCTTCATTGACGCTTCTCCAGATAACGCCGCCTAAAGTTACATTGAAGGGCCCCTTCATATTTTTGACCTGCTCTTCAGTTAAAGAAGAATCAGTACCGAACTCACTAAAGCCAGCAGTTAAGATGGTCCCAATCACCTTATCTCTATTATGTTCAATATTAATAGGCTTATTAATGAAGTGACTAGCAATAGATAAGGCTGCCTCTGTGTTTATTACGTCATGATTTTTGTTTACCCTATTCGCCACAAATGCGTTAAACGCTACGGGAAGTAAGTCTACATTTTTTTCAGTATCCAAGTCGGGGACCAGATCTCCGATATTTGATAATGCAGCAAGCGCCAAATAAGCGTCTTTTTCCTCGGAAACAAGAGGTTTTACTTCCGAGCTAAATATAGTCGTGAACTTAAAATCTTTCATAATGTAATAATTTACACTTTTAATTTACTCTAGCTCTAATTCTAGAGGCTTGTACTCTTCTATGTATAACTCGTTTAAGTTACAAAAAGTAAATTTTAAATCGTATTTTTGTACGTATTGAGTAGCTAAATCAAGATCTTCTTTTGAAGGAGCCCAATCTTGAGTAGCATCTATGTATTCTAATTTTGATTGAGAGAAAGAGGTTTCTAATTCTAGCTCTGTCATTTCATTCAGCAGGGCTTCTGAAGACCCCATTGGAGAGCCTTGCTCTGTTAGTCCTTCAGTCTTAAACCTGACGAACATATTGACTCTTCCGATAGCCCAAAGATTTACGTCAAAATTTTTATCATTGGGGTAAGTCTTTTGAGCCTCTCTATAGACCTCTTTTAGATCTTCCAAGTCGAGACCCTCCAGATCACTTGAGATATCCTCGAGTAAACCTATGATCATGTTCGAGAAATCAATAGCGTCTTGCTGGTCAGCCTGTTGGTCAGCCTGTTCGCCTTGCTCGCTAGAGCTGTCGTTATTTAAATTAGGATTTTCAAAGATTAAGCTATCCATATTATGGTCAAAGTCCCTCAGTTATAAATACACGACAATTATAGGCTAAGATATTTAAAATTATAAAAAAAATAAAAAAAAACCTCGCACTCTGAAAGAGCACGAGGCTTGTTACTTATAGCTAGCTTCTTTTTTGGATTATTTGTTAACAGAAGCTGAAGGTAAGGGAACGTCGACTTTAACCAATGGAACGGTCAGACTTACTCCCTTTTTTCCTGCAGAGGCGTTGAGCAGACCCTTAGAATTCGCCGCTCCACCCAGAGTTACTGAGGGGAGTTGAGAAGCCACAGAACAGCCAATGCCCATAACAAGAATAGGTAACAGTGCAATAAACATATATGTATTTTTCATATTCAGGATAATTATAGCCCGTTATGAAAAAAAAACAAGAAAAAAATCAATATTTTTTAATTAAGAATATTAGGTGGATCCGGGTATTCTTACCGAAATGGTATTCGATATCAAAATCTTTAGGAAAGCATAGCCAGTGCCACTGATTGGTGATCGCTCCATCTCGGACCAACACTATAGCAGTGTCGACTTTTGGATCTAAACCTTCTAGGGAGTTTATTTCGGTGACCGTGAGTCCTTGCTTCTCAAAATACCTTTTTATTTCGTAAGGAAAAGTTATTTGGACTGCTTCGTAATGGAATAAAGACAAAAGCAATCTACAGCTATTTCCTCCACCGTCTTGAATATTTTTGCCTACCTCTAGAAGGGTTATGTATCTTTTGTTCCATACTCCTACTTTCCTTAAATCCATCACGGCTGCTTGTGCCGCTTTTGGACCGCATGATTGAAGATGATTTATGTAGTAATCGTTTTTTTTCTTTAAAGACTCGGGGTGTAAGATGGAACATCCCACATTAAATAAAGAAAGATAGGATCCGATCATATACAATATCAACAGCCTGCTCATATTGATAGAATTATAAATCCGATAATAAGGCCGAGAGCAACCCCTATGAATCCGCCTAAGGCGATTCTCCACATTATTTTTTTTAAGTCAAAGGTCGGAGGCAGTCCACATTGCATTTTTTTTTCTCCCGTTTTCTTCTTTGGAAACTCTGAGCCTCCAACAAGCCACCAAATACCTTCTTTATCTTTTATGGCCCATCGAGTATTTTTTTCGTTAGACCACCAATGTCTATTCTGCTCGCTATACAAGCGTACATTCTTTTTCATGATAGTGCCCCCTTAAGCTTCGCTTTTAGTAGGACTACCGGGTCTTGGTAACGACTCTTCTTTGAGAGGCCATTCCCCTAAGCTCTGTAACTTTTTAATAAGAAGATTTATGAACGATGCCGCTTCATTAAGTTGGTCCGTTCTCATCTCTAAAGCTTCTTCCATCGCATCGATATGTCGAGACTGTTCACCTAGCATATCCATAGATTGGCGTATGTCGTTAACTATCATTACATTTTCCATTTGAAGATTATGCAATTCTTCATAACGTTTTGTATCGTTAGATACTTTATAGAAGAAGAAAAAACATAAGCAAACCAGAACTGTGACAACAACGTTACTATGCTTAAGCACGAACGCCCAAACGCGACTCGGTATTTCTTTTAAAGAGTTCATAACAAATAATCCTACTTTTCATTACACTATAAAAAAAGAGCCATAGGCAAATCCATGGCTCATAAAGGCTATATATTTTTTTAAAATTAATTCTTTTGAGATTTACGGGCCCTTCTGTCGTATTTTCTTCTAATTAGCCCCCTTTTGATTACTGTCTCTTGGAAAGGGTTCGTTTTTATTTTTCTTTTTTTATCACGTAAAAAGTCTTTAATCAAGCTGTAGACCATCCACGTCATGATTATAGCCATTATGGCGATAAAGTAAAACATTAACAATCCCATCCAGTCTATTTTCATATTGTCTTCTTCAACGTTTACACTCGTAATGGGCTTGTCGGCTTCTCCTGTCGTGTTAGGATGGCTATCTTTCGGCAGTACATTCATCCTTTTTATACTGATAAGATTTTCCGTTGGTTTAAAACTGTCTCGAGTTCCACCAGCTCCTTCGATTTTTGCGAGAGGGAAAGGCTGCGCCTCTACGCTAGAGTTAGGAGGCGCAGTTGGCCTAGATCTAAAACTCTTAGCGTTAACCTCCTCTGAGACTATTTTATTTTTCGTTTCCTGAGGCTCGTTAATTACTAGAGGCTTATGTTGTTTTTTGGACAGAGGTAAATTCTCAGAGGTAATTTTGCTCTTGTCTGGAATTAAGTTTTCGTTTTTGAATGAAGAGTTAGGAGATATGATTTTTATATTGGGGGACTCAGCTTTAATCCATTTCCCCCCGGTCTTGCAACCAGAGAAACACCCGATAAAAACAACAAAAGATATGAAAAGAAATAACTTCATAGCTAGAAGCTTTAGTACTAACTTAACTTCACTTTGTTTTAGCTGCTGCATTTCCGAAATAAAATCCTATGATAGCAGTCAAAGACTGTCTAACTTCTGGTACCATAAGGTATCCTTTTAATTCCACGAACATAATCTCTGTCCCCCCTCCGAATAAACCGAAGAACCATGCCGGGCTTTCTGTCTCGACTTGAACGATCGTAGAGTACCCCATTAAGGATAAAATGAATGGAGCAAGTACAACCGCGAATAGGATACTGCAAACAATTGCTCTCCTAACCCATTTACCTGCATCTATTGGAACTCTTTCAGCGGCCTTGTCTGCGGAATCGTCTTGGGCTTTTTTCATCCCAATTGCCATTTTATAAATTTCCGCTCTTTCTTTGGCTCTCTCTGCTAAGTATCTGAATATGAAACCTGTTAGCCCTCCGGCTGCCATCGTTATTAACTCTAGTGACATCTAGCTGTATTTACACGACAAATTAATAAGCTCCACTGAAATTAATACTTTTATTTTCATTGAATGGGTCCACAGGGAAGGACAAGGAGATATTAGAAGACTTATTCTCTCCTAACGAATTAGAGAAACTCATATTGTCAATTTTCACTTCATTAAGAGTAAAATTCATAACGTCTTGAAGTGAGTTATTCTTAATGCTTGCCACCACTTTATAACTCTTATTAGTGTCAATCATGTTAGTTAAATTACCACTTTCTGAACCATGCTCGATAAAGGCCATGTCGACAGAGCCCATAACCGGAGTGGTTACTAATTTATCATAAGTAATTTTGTGGTCTGGGAGGTTTATAGCTCTTCTATCCAAGTCAAAACTTATAGAAAAAGATTGAACTTTATCGTTTGTGATTGGAGCAAACCCTGTATCGTTTAAAGAGCTGCCGTCAGAATCATAAAACTCTATCGATATATTACTAGGGGTGAATATGTCAGTCTTAGAAATTAGTTTGCTATCCCCTGACATAGGTATATTTACATTCACTCCACTAGAACGAGTTGCTGACTGCCTATCTAAAGTATCTACAGAAATACCAGAGCCGGAAGAAAAATAACTAGCGCTTATCCCTTCTAACGACATGTTGGCTTTGGGTATTTCTCCGACAGAGAAACCAAGATTATAACTTTTAATTTGACATTCGTGGAAACATAAAACGCTTTCAATGTCTCCGGTTTCTCCCCCTATTAAATCTACCCCTTCTCTAGTGCTAGATAAGTACAAATTCCTTTTATCATTTGTCCGATCTGTTTCATCAGCTAGCCCACTGATTAACGCGAACTTAGAAGTTAGCCCGTTAGGGCTTATTTTTAACCCCATAATGTTTTCATTATGAAAAGAGCTTAAAATGTACTCTAGGGTTAAATTAACAACAGGGCTAGATGAGATAGGCCTATCTATTACTCGAGACTTGCCTAATATAGAGACTCCTACTTTTTCATATCCGAAGTCGTAAGATATAGATTGGACTTTATCTAAATTACTCGTAATAGGGTTAGGATACGTTTGTCCTGACTCTAAAGCTGGTCCAACGTATACTAATTCATTCTGATGAATGATTCTGTTACGGAGCATGATTATTTTTCACTTGCGTATAATATACCCGCTAAGTACTCATCAACCTGATGTTTAGCGGCTATCGATTGAACCTGTTTAACTCTGTCTGGGTTTTTATCGACAGGCTTAGCTACGTAGCTTTTGACTCTCTTTATCCAAGATTTAGGTTCTTCGTTTACGATTATGATATCTGATATTTGAGAGACAATATTTAATTGATTTTTAGACAGCTCTTCTAAGCCGTGCTTCTTCTTTAATTCGGCTTCAATTTTTTTAGATAGCTTCTCCGCTAGGATCATATTGTCTTTTATTGCTTCTAAAGAGAAGACTTTTTTCGCTTCGCTTTCCCCGATAGGAGTTACAGTTTTAGTATTTTGAGGACTTGAGGTGCCATCAGGCCTACCGCTCCCCGATTGAGTTCCGCCTTCTTGCAGGTTTTGATTTTGAGCAATAGGCACGAATAATCCATCGTCTTTATAGTCCATGTATTCTTTTTGAGACTCGATAGACTCTTCCTTACTGGGGAGCCTTCCGGTTTGCAAAGCTTCCATGCCTTCTTCTGGAGTTAAAATACCTAACTCAATCAAACGGCTATAAATTCTATTGTTATTGTAAGGGTCTTTGAGTTTAATGTCTTCAAATACCGCGGTAGGATAATTTCTAAAACCTAACGTTTTAGCCATAGATTTTATTTCAGGCATTAAAAAGTCATTAATAAAAGTTTGCCTAGCTTGTCTTAGCCTAGCTATAAAGACATCAGTCTTCGCTGATTGATTTGCAAATTTTTCGCTACCGACTAAAACATTATTTAGGCCCATTTGGATATCCCTGTCTACCACTTCGTATTTTTTAGGGTCTAACAGGTCTGCGATCTTAGGAATTACAAATTCCGCTTTAGTTGTATAGTCAGCGATTAGTACCCTGCCTATCGACTCGTTCTCGAAAAGGCTTTGCATCGCTGCCAAATTCTTCTGATTGACTCCTCCTTTATCTGGCTCCGTGCCCATCGTAACGAGAAGGATCATTTGTTGCATAGTTCTTGTAAGAGCCATGTCCATTTTTTTCATTTCAGCTTTCCAGTTTATATCTTCTAGAACTGGATAACCCATTGGCACCCCGAAGGGCTCATAATCTTGCTTCTTGTAGAATACCGCAGTTATCTTATTCGGATCTAAGGGCATCGTTAGAATAGCGTTATTCTTCGAGCCTTGCCTCTTAAGTTGCTCTATAGCCTCTTTCGGTAAAGACTCTAGTATTTCGTGGTCTTCATCGGTTTGGGGGTTTTTCAATCTCATAATCTCATAAGGATTTAAGACCTTATAGAACGTTGAGGAGGAGAAAGACATATTACCACTGGCTTGTATATCTGCAGGATTTAAGATAGCGTACCTAACAGGCATTGAGATTTTTTTTAAAGATGAGGCTGCATAAGTTTGAGTTAACTTCTTAACATCTTCTCTGGAGATATTTTTTTCGAACCTATACATAAAGACATTCCCGGATCTGTAATACTCTCTAAAGAATCTGTCCAGTAAGCTCTTTAAGTTAATCTTTTTAAAAAAAGCGTTAAAGAAAGCTTTTGACTTTTTGCTACCACCGGTAAGATAAATATCACTTACAGATAGTTCCGTCATTAGATCTATCGTATTTCTAAATACAGAAAAATTATAATAAGCTTTTTGACATAAGATGACGGTATCTCTTACGTCTAAATTAGTGCTCGATTTGCCATAAGCCCCCAAGGAATAATTAAAAGGGACCATCCCTTCGTCGATATTAGTAAACCTATTGGTGCGCGTTATAGAGCCAGACTTATTCCTTCTGGTCCCCGTGGCTGAAGCTTGAGCGGTCATCAAAGGGACAGAGTCTACAGTCTTTTTCGCACGACTACGACTCGTAGCCTTCTTCTCTATGGAAGATTTTCCCTTATTAGCGTTAGTTGTCTTAGGTTTTTTAGCTGGCATAACTTAGGTAATATTACACGGATGAATAAAAAAAATCTAAAATTTAAAAAAAAGGCCCAAAATAATCTTAAATAAAGATTTATACCATTCTCGGGACGAAAGTGGCGTCCTGATCTTCTAGATTGATCTCCATCATATCATAATAAGACTTTAGGGCCCAGCTAGCAAGCATTAAAGTAGTATAATTATCTTTCCTTGCTCTACTTGCAGAAGTGCTTCTTTTTAGGTGATGAGGTAAATCAAAGGTCTGAGTCCCTCTGGCGGTGGTTTTGACCTCCACTAAAGCGCACTGCTTCTTAGTCTGGTAGACTAAGTCGTCCTGAGTCTCAATTAAATCTCCTACGTTTTCCGCCCCAGTTAAGCTCACGTCTATCCTTGCAGAAGTAGTTGTCGTAAAAACGTCTCCATGTGCAGAGATCTTAGACGCAAACCATATCTTCTTATGATCCATGCAAGCTTGTAAGTGCTCGTTAGCTTTTCTTATAAATTCAGAGGTAAATACCTGCTTGAAGCATATGGCTCCATTCTGCTTGTTGTAAGCTCTTCTAGCCTTCTTTAATTCCGAAGCATAACTATCGCCGTCTTTCTCGCTATTGAAATCGAAAAACTTTAAGTCTATATTAGATTTTAAGAACAGTTCAGATTCGTTAGCAGAGTCTATAAATTGATAACCAGCATTATCAATACAAATCATTTCTAAGTCAAAGTTCTGCGTGATATAGTAAAGATATTTGATGTGGTCTTTTAGGTCTCCTCCGGCCACAGCGTAGCTATGAACCAAAGTCCCTTCTCTTCTTTCGTTATCAAGCTCTAAAATTGACATAGCAAAATAATCAGAGCTTGGGCTATTAGAGAAAGAGGGGTCAATTCCTAATATATATTTTTTACCTTTTCGTCCTTTTAATAGAGTAGTAGGTTTCTCCCCGTCCACCACCGTGCATTGAAACATTTTCTTAGCGCTAAAATAAGAATCAGACCCATCTGTAAATTGAGCGCAATACTCTCGTTGGAAACTCGAATGACTTTGTCCTCCGTTCTGAGCTTCTTCGATGATGGTCGTATCTATCATTTCTTCCGGTAAAGCTTCGTACCCCATTTGAGAGATAAAGTAGTTAGCGTCTAGTTCTTCTTTAGAGTAAATTTTTTCCAGCCACTCTTTGTAGGTCTTATACAAATTCTCGAAGGTGTAACTGGCTGAAGATAGAGCTATCATTTTAGAATCATTAATAAACCGCATTCTATCTTCTTCTTTCATTCCTCCTGCTTCGATTAACTTATCCTCGATTTCCCTGATCTCGATACGCTCTTTCATGTTTTGTGGGGCGACCAAAAACGGCATGAGAACGGTCTTGACAATATCTTCACTAAGGAGCAGAAACTCGTCTAGAAGAAGTACGTTCGCTCTAAAACCACGAATTTTTTCTCCAGATAAAGGTATAGCCGTTATCGTTCCCCCGTTCACAGCCCACTCGTATTGATCATTTCTCTTGGAGGGCTGAGCGCTAAAAGCCTGCCTTAATAGCTCTGCACCCTTACTGTTTACCATTTTCTCTAAATTGGTAAATATATTTCTCGCTGTCCTGAAAGTAGGACCAGCTATCATTATTTTGGTACCCGGCTCAAAGATGCACTGGAGGAAGCAGTATACTGCGGCGATAAAAGACTTACCGCAGCCACGACCCCAAACGCACATGCTAAAATTTCTATTGAAGAGCCCTTTCAACGTTAGCTCTTGATAAGGGGCAAGTTTAATTCCAGATAAAAGCTCGGTAGTAAAACCTAAGTTAGCTTTTAGAAACTTCACGAGGGTGATCTTAGCTTCTTTTTCTCCTAAGTCGCCTTTCAGTTTAAGGAGTCCTTGATTAACGTCCTCAATTTCTTTCTCGTATTTTTTTGGACTATACCACATTATAATTTCTTAGTGTCGTACGCTAACTGAAGGTCAATTTTTTCATGAACGCATCCGCTGGTAAATATTTTTTCCACTACTCTAGAAGACTCTACTCTCCCTTTGACAAACAGGAATTGGATATGGGGATAGCTCTGAGCAAGGCTCCTAACCCTGTTGAATATAAATTCAGGCGTTGCTCTAATTTTTTTAGATATATGCTTCAAGAAGGGAAAACTCAGCGAGTTAGTTAAAGTGTCTTCTACCAAGACAACCAAATAAGCATTTGCCTCCTTGGCTCTTTCTATTTCATTTATAAAACGTTCATACCCGCCACTTATAGTGCCGATAAAATCTGATAAATTTTTGCGTTCTATGTAGCAGTTACAGGTAGCTTCTTTACTACTAAACGCGTAGTCTCCGAATTTTAAAGTTTTAACCTCTACTTGGCGATCCTTAAATTTTAAAGGCTTCTGCTCTCTCGTATCTATATAGATTTTATATTCCTGACCCTTCCACTCTTCCCCCTCTATAATTTCTTTAGGGGATACGAATTTGACCTTTAACCCTAGGCTTTTACAGAATTCATTATAAGAACCGAATAGCTTATCATGATACTGAATAGGAGGACTCATAATAGTTCTTAGCTCTACTTGAGTTGGGGCATACTTTATATCTTTTTTTTCTATCCTTTTCTTCATTAAAGAAGTGCAATATTCTTTAGCTTCACCTTCCGGTTTGTCTTTCATCCACATACGTAGGTTAGTCCTAGAATTAAAGTCAGTACTCAAATATTGAGTTTTATTTTTAAATTTTATTATTTTTCCATCGTGCAGATCGTGACGAGCGTAGTACTGTTGATAGTACTCTATCATTGTCAACTTATGAGCTTTCAGGTGAGCGTGGAGTTGACGCTCTGTCTCGAATTCTTTATTGCAGACTTTACAAATTACCATAACTAATTTAAAGCTTCGTCATCCGTTAGTCCCATGATCCTAGCTCTCACCTCGTCCATGTCAGAAAGTTTTTCTATCTCTTTCTTTAGGGTCTTCTTGCGTAGCTCGGTTAATTGTATGAGCTGTTTCCTGCTCTCTTCATCTTTCCACATCTCTACTAGGTTTAATATGCTAGCGTTATTATGTAGTTGTTTCTTAAGCTTATCACTTCTTCTTTCCTTAAGGCTTTCTAGGAGTTTATTTTGTCTGTTGACGCATTGATTATATTCAGTCTGAGCGGTGTTTATCGCGTCTACTAGCGCCATAGAAATTCTTCTCCCTTCAGAGTCGTTTGCGTTGTCGTCTAAAAGATCTTGCAGGTGCTCGACTCTACGTTGAATATTGGAAGCTATCACTACCTCTGTAGATAAAACGATGTATTGATCTACCTCTTCTTCCGTTAGGTCACTTTTGTCGTGAGTGTATCTTACGAAACTGCTTTCGAATAAGTCTCTATTTGTAGTAGAGCCGTAACTATTAATTTGGTGTTGGAATCTGTAAGTATGCAGAAAGTTAATTAAAGTATTTACATCTCTTTTTTGTTTGATACTAAGCTTGGCCTTGTTAAGGCCATTATGCATATACTTATTAATTCTCGCTACGGATTGATCAAACGTCTTCGGTGGCTTGTATTTATCAGTTGCTATTTCGTTAGTGTTTTCGTAAGGCTGGATGTCTTCTTCGTTAGCTCTTACTACCTCCAGAACCGTACGAGTTTCTTGATTTAAGTTAGTTAAAGACTCGTCTTTGAATATTACTCTAGCCATTTCCATGGGCTTCATCATCGCCATGTTATTAATTACGAACTCTACATCTTCGTCTGTCAGGTTGATTTTCTTTTTAGGTTGGTAATTTTGAGCTCCTTGAGCCTTAATCTCTCTGGAAGCCAAGAATCGCTTTACCGCTCTGCCCTCTTTACTCCTGCCGTCTTTGTCTTTGAATCCGGCGGATCTAATCAGTTCTAAAAGTGAAGGAGGATCGCTAGGCCTTGAGTTCCATTCGTTCAAGACCTTTTCTTTTTGCTCTTCAGATAAAAAAACTTCTTCTTCCATGGTGTTAATATATGTCTATCTCGTCATTAGATAAACATTTCTTGACTTTGGTTATGATCGATTTTTTTAAATTCTTAATTTGTTTATAACCCGGGCTCCTGTTCTTCTCTGTAGTTTTATAACCCATCTTTTTTGCGGCATCTTCTTCTTCCATGTGATCTATGTACAGATATTTATAGACTAACCATTCATTGGGTTTCAAAACAGATTTCATTTTTTCATGGAGCTTTTTCGAGGCGCTGTCGATATCCAAAGAGTTTTGATTATGGATAGAGAAAGCTTCTTGGGCATGGTTTTCTAAAGCTATAGGTAATTTAGTATCATATGCACTTTTTTTGTTTTTATACCAGTTCTTAAATAATGGACAGTCTGCGGATTGTTTTTTATAGATAGCGCATGAGTCTTCGCCCTCTGCCGCAGAACACTTAACGCAAGGCCTCACGTAGTTTCCGTAATTATTGCGGATTAAATTTTTTATTTGATTAGATATGATGCGGTTAATACAAGGGTTTAGCTTCTTAGTCTGATCGTATAAA